GGCTGGTTCCAGTTCAGATTCAGGATATTATGGAGTAAGCAGCAGCGGGGTTAAACTAGGCGGTTCAAGGATTGGAAGTCTTGATGCTGCAGGCATTTTAGCAGGCTGCTATAGCGAAGAAATTCTCGGCGGCGGTGGTGGATCAAGCCCAGGTGTGTATTCAGTCTCCGAAGAAGGTAGCACAGAAACACTGTCAGGTGCAATCGGAGGCAGCGGTGGCGGAATGATTCGAATTGTAACAAAGACACACAAAAATACAGGAACCTATATATCAACAGGGTATTCCGGTAGTTCTGCCACATTAGACAGCGCGATACAAACTGGTGGTGGCGGAGGCGGTGGTGGTGTGGTACTTGTAGTATGCGAAAGGAATTTAATTTCCGGTACTGCCAGCATCGGCGGCGGAGCTGGGGGTGCATATGGCGGTAGTGGCGGTGCCGGCTGGTATCGCGTGATTGAATTGGGGGTGAGCTGATGATAGTAACCAACGGAAAAGACATTGTTTGTTCATATGGTGATACCTTTAATTGCGCATGGGAAGTAGAAGGCGTAACAATAGCTGATAATATTACATTTTCAATCAAAACGACCGAAGGAAGTACCGATGTTCTTCTTTCAAAAACATGTGAAGTATCAGGTCAGCTTATCACTGTAAATATTACTGCAGATGAATTTGCTGAAAAATTACCGGTTGGTGATTATAAATATGATCTTGTTATGGTTGCGGACGAAACAAAAACAACATTGTTATTTCCCGCAAACTTTCACGTAAAGGCGGTAGTACATGATGAATAAGCCAATCAAGGTAAATGTACAAACACCTAAAATCACGCTGCAGGCTAAAGCAGGCCTCGAAATAATCCAGTACGGTACATTGACCGTTGGCGAAACAACTACCCTTGCAGCCGGGGAAAATGCAACGGTATTAAACAGCGGCACTATTGAAAATGCAGTTTTGAATTTTGGTATACCAAAAGGGCATGATGGCACCAATGGTATTGACGGCACAGACGGTACAGCTGCTACAGTCGCAATAGGAAC